AGTTGCTGATGCAACTTTGACTACTCCTGCTGTTCCGACGTGTGTTGCCATTCGTTATCTCCTTCGTTATTTGTTTCTACCTTTTTTTTAGATTTGGTAGGTTTTTTTTCTGCTTCTAGTTTATACCCATTAGCAAGAAACTTGTCTATATTATTATCCCATACTTCTATGAAATTATCATCTTTGTATAGCTTTACTCTTTTAGCCATTATGCTGTACCTCGTACAAATTCATAAAATACTCTTACCACAATTCTTATCCCACCCAAAGGATATAATGTGCCTTCATCAGAACTAACTTCTACTATTTGGCTATTAAGAGAATTACCACCTCTAGTTCTATCTACATCAAGTGTTTCTTCTATAACCTCTATAAGCTGATTGCGTTTAGTATCTAGGTTAGTGTCTGTGCCTTTGACATAACCCACTAAAACATAATCTATTGTACCACTTCTTTTTCCTGCCGCAGTATTACCAAGAGTATAATCCTCTCGTACCTCGTCACCTGTAGAAATATAAATAGCAGGAAATTGAGGGTCAGCTAATTGTTCAGGTTCAAAAGGTTCTCTAGTTATTTTTTTTAATTCAATAGGGGAGCTTACTGCATCTAATACAGTAATAATATTTGCCGCTATATCTTCTCTAATACTCATAATCTCAGTTCTCTTTCTAACACATTAAAGAATATCTTTTCAATATTTGTTTCTTCTTTTTTGCTTATACTAAAAAAGGGTCGGATAACTTTACTTTTACCAACACCTGCAACATCATGAAAAAATGCTTTTTTATTAGCTGATGCTTGTCTAAAAAATAATTGACCTTTACTTGGGGTGACTTTACTTGTTAATGAACTAAACATTTGACCAGTGTCAGTTAAATCAACAACACCAGATTCTTTAACTAATCTTCTTTTATATTTAGGTGAATACGGCTTAAACGCTCTACCTCTAAAGTCTACGCCTTTACTTTGGGTACGGTCTTTAATAGAAGAAATCTCAAAAGCAGTTGCATTAGCTAAGGCTCTTTTAATCGCTCTTTGTACTTGTTTAGAAACTTTTTTAACTGATTTACTTACTTGAACAGAATTGTCCTTGATGCGAACATTCGCTACCATTATCTACAGACACATTCACCATTACAAAATTCGCACATTATCTCACCAACCTTAATGTATGTATGGGTTCTTTTTCACTAGCTGATATGGATGAATCTCCATCTTCATCATATTCAACACCATCACGCAATATTGCATTAAATTCTTCTGCATATTTTGCTCTGTAAAATTCTATCTGTACTTGGAAAGCATCTTGTCCATCTCCCCCTTGTGGGTCTTTCCATTTGGTTAATATTGGAAAAATATAATCTGCCATTGCTTTATAAGCCACACTTCTAGTCCATTGTGCGTTTGTTAATTTGGAACTATCTAACTCTAGTGTAGTGACTTTAGTAATATCTTTGTATCTAACTGTATGGCGGTATCTTTCCCACCATTCTTCTCTAATTTGTCTAATAACATCATTCTCAGCTTGTTGTAATTGATTATCAAAGTCTGTGATGCCATATTCTGCTATATCAGGTTGATAGACTTGAATATCTGATAGTGCTACTGAAAATTCTGATGTTGCCATTATTTATCTTTCTTTTTCTTTGGTTTTTCTACCTTATCAACTTTGGGTTTATCTTCAACAGGTTTCCACCCTCTTAATTCCCAAATATTTTTATTCTTTTCATAATCTGTAAGTGGTCTTTCAATAAATTTTTTTCCATTAGTTAATTTCATAATATTCCTTTCTGAACAGGTGGGGAGTTAACCCCACCCATAAAAGTATTATTATTGGATTGAAGAATCAGCGATAACTTCAATACCATATGAATCATGTAATTCACCAACACCATAAACTGCGGTTGCTACAATCTCATCTGCTCTTAAAGAAGCATCTCTTTGTGTTTCAATCTTAATGTCCTGCATCATAGCTAAAGCAAGTGCATCTTTGTGGAACATTCCACCTTTGTAATCACCTGCTGTGCCTGTGTTTGCCATATTACCTGTTTCAAAGATTTTGATACCTGCGATTTGACCAATAAAGCCATTTCTTAATGCTTCATTTGACAATTCTGTATCTAAACCTGCAAAAGTATTTGTAAGACCAGATTTGAGGTCATACGCTACCTTTGGGTGTACAACAAGATATGTTTCATTAACAGGTAAACCTGCGGCTCTCAGTGTTGAAGCGGCATTAAATACAGTTGCAGGGGAAAGTACTGCACTGTCTGTACCTGCGGCGGTACTAAAGCCATCAAATAGAGCAATTAAGTCTTGGTCCATTTTCTTAGCGATTGCTTCACCAAAAAGTCTACCAATGTCTGCGGCTACATTTCTTGGTGCTGAGTTTCTTGCTAGGTCTGTTAATGTTGTCATTACACCAACTTCTGAGGCTGTAATAGTCACAGAACTTGGATTGATTGCTGTGTTGGCTAAATCTGTTGCTTCCGCTACTGCCGCGGCACTAACTGCGGCGTAAATAGGAACTTCAACTGACTTACCACCACCTGCGATTGCGTAGTTCTTCACAAGGTTTTTCATTATAGATTTCTCTTGAATAACGAATTGTGCTTCAGCTACGATTTCAGTGTACAGTTCGGAAACCGTACTGGAGGTTGTTTCATCTGCCATTGTTATATCCTTTCATAGATATTATTTATTTAAATTAATAATCGTGCTTACACTATCTCTTTGCTTTCTATGTTCTGCATAGAGTTTCCTGTCAGCAGGATTATTCATGTCTAGTTCCGAAAGGTTTATAGTCTTATTCGTATTTGACTGACCCACATTGGCTACACTTCCACTTCCTGACGGAGTTGCGCTTTGAAAGTGTGCGTTCTGCGTTAAAAACTCTTGTACAGCCTCATCAACTGTCAATAAGTCACCATCCTTGTTATATCTTGGAGTTCCAGAATTATCAACAACTTCTACTTTGCCATCTTTATTAAGATGAACATTATTCTTTAGTAGAGATTTGATTTGTTCTGGATTGATGGCTTTATGCTTTGAAGCGGCATTGATTAATTGCTTATCAACTCTTTCATCTCTGAGTTCTGCTTCTAGCTTTGTAAGTTTATCATTATATTCTTGAGTTTTCTTTTTGATAACTTCATCAAACTTACCGCGTTCAAGTTGTTTTTCTTCTTCAGCTTTTCTTCTTTCATCAATAGCTGATTTTACATCATCTAATGAGCCTACTCCTAGTTCATTAAGGATTTTCTGTTCTTGACGATAAAGTCTGTCTTTGACTACCTTGTCAATATCAACTTGTTTTGATTGAGGTTGTTCTACTGGTTGTTCTTGTTTAACTTCTACATTTTCTGTTGTTGTTGCTTCTACCTGTTCCGTTTTATTCTCGTCAGACATGATTATAACTCCTTTATTAGTTATTTATTTAAGAGATATATAAAAAAATACTATTCTTCAATCAAATTTTCCCATTCAGGGTCGTATGGGATAAAGGAATGGCGGCATCTATATCCGCCTCTATTGATAAATGGGTCTGTTCCTGACTTTCCTGCCCATCTAGTAGAACCCCAAGTATTTATGGCTTCTTGTTCTGTAAAGACTTTATTGAGGTTATTTCTACAAAAGGGTCGTGTAGTCACAATATTTGTTCCTGTATATTTATAATTAGTTATCCCTGCCTCTGCAGCTTTGTACTTAGTAAACTGTCCGTCAAACTGCATTAAACTATCATGTGCCATTTGACTTGCGTATCTACGCATATTGTTTCCATAAATATCAGAAGCATATTTAGATTGTAGTGTTTCTTTAGCAGTAGTCACTTGTGCTTTAATACTAGGATTGTTGGAGTATCTATTCTTATCTATAAAATCTACTAGGTTGTTTATTTCTGTTTCATCACTTCTCTGGTAAACGCCATTTATCTTTGCTCTAATATTTTTCACCATATCTCTAAAGTCTTTGCCTACAATAGCTGATTGATAAACCTCGTTAGCTAATGTGTCTAGGTAAGTGTTTGCAATATCTTCAAACCCACTAAAAGATAAAAACTTTAGTTGGTTAATTACTTCTAGATTAGGTTTCGTTAATGACTTAAACCTTGCAGGAATAGGTAGCGGTCTAATGAACTTCTGGTATTCTTTTACAATCTCATCATAGTCACTACGAATAATATCATCTACTTCTGATAAATAGTTTTCTTCAATTAATCTTTTAAGGTTGGGTCTAAGTTGAATGGCTAGTTGGGTGGTTAGCTTTTCCCCACCTGCGGTTGACTTCGTTAAGTCAGCAATAATGTCATCTTCAAGTTTTTTAAGTACACCAATAACTCTTTCTTCGTGACTATCAATTAATTTGTTTAGTATTTCTTGTTTTGCCATGCATTAAATTTTAAAACCTTTTTTCCATGATTGCACTGCCCAATAAGCAGGTGATAGGTTCTTTTGACCTTTTACTTTTGCTAGTATGGGTCTAAATCTAGCCATAAAACTTCTTTGTCTTGCAGGGATATTTTTCTTTATAGATAGGTTAGGGTCGCCAAATCTAACAACTTTAACATTGCCAGTTGTTTTATTCTTCACATAAACACCAAACTTCTTTGATTTGCTAGGTGTTCTGAATGGTTTATTTAGTTTAACTTCTTTGCCTCTATATTTAGCCATTATTTTCCAACATTTCTCATAGCTTTATTATGTGCTGATGAAAAAGTTGCACCATTTTTAATATATCGTGCCATAGCTTTCATATGCTTCAATGTATGATGCCTTGAATGACTACGCATAGTTTTTTGTTGTCTTGGCTTTAAATCTTGAATTATATTTTTGATAGATGCAACTTTAACCATTATTTTTTCTTCTTCTTTCTCTTTTTCATTTTTTTTGGTGGTCGTCCTGTTTTTGAGCCATAAGACCCTTTTCCATAAGGCATTTTATTTTCCTTTCTTTTTCTTTTGTTTCTTGAGAATAGCTTTTTGTAAAGCCATTGGTAGTTTCTTTTGTTTCTTGGTTAGTGCCATTGCTTATCCTTTCTTGATAATGCTGAAAGCATAATAGTTCTAACATACCATATCTATAATTAAAACCGATACATGCAAACTTACCACAAAAGCATTTCTTTTGTCCATGTTGTTGATGTGTCCAGTTATAGAAATCATTAACTGAAACAGTCTTGCCTTTTACTTTTTCTTTTTGCGTAAGTCTAAGTCGTGTTTCCGACTACCCCTAAGAAAGCTATTAACTCTACCCATAGACCAAGCCGCCATAGGAACTCTGCGACTACCTGCTGATAGAAATGCACCCTGTCCTCTACGATATACTTTAGCTAGTGTTCCGTAAGTATATCTTTTAGATGCTTTAGCTTTTCTTTTTAGTGTTGCTTGTACTGTTGCTGATAAAGGTTTTCTTCTAACTACCATTATGCTTTAGTCCTTGAACGCAATAATGACATTGGGATGCGTTTACCTGCTTTATATAATGCTGATACTCTTTTGATTAAGGATGCTCGTCTTGTTCTCTTTGCACCCTTTAGTCCTGATAGATATTTCTTTGGTACTTTGGTTTTTTTATCTTTAGGAACTCTACGTTTCGGCAACTTCTTCACCCTCTATTGTTGGTGTTGAAAACTGTCCGATAGTGACTGCCTTTGCGTCTATCTCACTATCTATAGTGTTAATCTTTTCATCATCATCTACGACTGCTCTAGTAATCTGTTTATCTACTTCTTTTAAGAAACTATCGGATTGAACGCCACTAGCTTTTGCCATTTGTAAGAACTGTAAATCACTAGCATAATCTCTAAGGTTGAAACTATCAGGATAAATAATTTCACCATCAAAATCTCTGCCTTGCCATTGTGCAAATAAGTTCCAAATCTGTTCTTCAGCATTTTGTAAATAGTCAGCTTTCTCAGATAATCTAGCGTTTAATAATTGAAACTCTGTTTGTAATGCTATTCCAGATTGTACTCTATCCTGAGTGGCTCTTACTGCTCCCATATGAGTAATTCTATTAATAGCTTCAACCTTCATATTGATGTTGTTCATAATGCCATCTAATGACTGGGAACTAGGTTGGATAAGATATGGTTTTAAATTAGGCTCTAAATCTTCTGGCATTTCAATAATAGAACCTGCACCTGCACTAGCCTCTACATTAGGTGTCTTAACTAAACTTGGGTGGTTAGATAATCTTACTAATTGTTCAATCTCGGAGTAATCATTATAGATAGCTTTTTGTAATTCAGCTACATCATTAAGGTCAGATATACCAATACCTCGTCTTTGTGATTTTTGATTATAAAGAATAACCGCAGGAACTTTTCCTAATTGGTTTGGCATCTCATCTATAAGCATAGGTTTAGAATTAGAATATCCTTTGTTAAAATCTTTTATTTGGTAAGTTGAAATATCTTCCATGTTCCAAACTCTTATTGTGGCTACATCTTCAAACAAATCTTCTAGTAGAGTTAATGAAGTTAGAACGTATCTTCCATTAATAGAACGCTGAAATTCCCAATTTAAAACATTCTCAGGAGTATATAAACTTATGTAGGGTCTAATATCTAATTGTAATTCTTCTGCTCTGGTTTGTGTCTGCACCGCAGGTTTATCCATGATTGCCCAACAAGTACCATAGATAGATGCATTGACTTGCATTTCTCTAATGACGTTATTGAAAGACCTTCCGTCTAAATCAGCATCATCAAGGAATGAGTTTAATTGTTCATCACCAGTTAATGAACCATAGTTTCTTGTTGGTGGTACTCGGAATAGGAAAGACGAATAGATTTGCACCACATTCTTACAATGATTATCAATAGGAGTATTTTCTGCTCTTTTGATATATTCTTCATCAGTTTCTAGAATATATCTGTTTAGCTGATAGCCATCTTGATAATCCTGTCCACCCAAATATGACATTAAATGAAAATGCCAATCTTTAAACTTTTCTTCGTAGTGTTTGTGCCTTGATGTTAAAAAATCTCTACTGTATGCCATTAACTCCACCTCTTGGGTTTGCTTGGTGTAAACTGTCTTTTTACTGGGTATAAATATTCCACTAAATATCCTAATGCATCATTCATATGGTCGTAATTGTTGTCCTTATCAGGCACAGTTGTTCCTTCTTTATAAATTTGTCTTTCAATGCTTTTTAGCATAGTTTTGCATTTATTTGCAATAAATAATGTTCTGTCACCAACTCCGTTCTTCAATTTAGTATTCACTGCATTTATTCTATCTCTAATAAGTGGATGATTGTTTCTTACTCGTAAATGAAATCCTGCATTTTTTAAAATAGCTAAATCAGTCACACCACCTGCTGATGTTTTTCTTTGCTTTGACGCAGGGTCAGGATAAACAAATATATGCTTATCCTTAAATCTATTTTTGATTTCTTGTACCATTTCGTCAGTATTAGAACTATAGATAACAATTTCTTCATAGAGATAAATATTATTACCTTTTAACTCGCATATCACCGCTGACATTGGGTCTATATTGAAGTCCATGCCAATGTGTATTTCATTAGTATCAGGTACATAATTGTCCATGACATTTTCTTTTCTATCAAAGTTGTAATAAATCTGTCCTGCATAATTAACAAATGATGCCATATATTCTTGATTAAATGTTCTTTCATCTAGGTCTTGTTTGGCTTGTTCTATTTCATTAGCTGATACTTGACCGCCTTCTAGTGTAGTGAACTGAAATGATTTCCATTGTTCATCTTCATTTTCTTTAGTGAAAAGATTATATGACCAGTTTCCATATCCTCTAGGAGTTCCACAGAATAAAGCACTGCCATTCTTATCAGATAATGTAGGTCTTAAAACTTCATACCAAGCATGTTCTTTTACATCAGCAAATTCATCCATAACAAGAAAGTCTAGTCCTACCCCTCTGAGGCTATTCTCATTATCTGCACCTCTTAGGGATATCTCACTGCCATTTCTTAATGTTAATTTTAAATCACTATGGTTAAGTTTCTTAATCCATTTATGCTTAGTCATGCGGTCAACTAAATCATTCCAAACAATGTCTTTAGCCATTCTGTAAGTTGGAGCAATATACCAAACCTTTTTGTTATTATATCTGGCAAACTTAGCCATCTCTTGAATACATAAAAACGTCTTACCAAAACGTCTACCAGTGATTAATACTCTAAATCTATTAGAACATTCTAAGATTTTTTTTTGAGGCTTACTTAAAGGCACTACTCAACTGACCATGCAAGGGGTTGGTCATTATCTGTAGCATTGCCATTTTCAGATTGGTCTAACATATTACGACCCAACCAGATTTGCATAGGAACAGAACCTTTTTGTGCTGATTGCCATTGTAATTCTCTCAAACGCATCTTTTGCTCTGCTCTGCCTAGCTTGAGATATTCGGAATAACTTTTTCTGAGTAAACTTTCATCACAACCAAAGTAATCAGCTATCTCTACATTATTTGAGCCTAACTGTGCCAACTTTCTTACCACTTCTCCTGATATTTCATACTTCTTTGGTCTTGCCATTTCTTTTCCTCTTTCATTGGTAGAGTGTACCTTATTTTAATTTTGTACCGCAATTAGGACAGGTTTTTTCCGTCTTAATCTTGATACCTTCTTCTTCTTTATCAAATGTGAAGAAATCTTCAAGTTCTTTGGTGTCAAAACCAGTACCTTCTAAATCAAAGTTAATATCTAATAAATCAGTAAATTCTTTATTCAATAAAGAAAAATCCCATTCACTGTACTCATTTGTTTTGTTATCAGCTATTCTGTATGCTTTTGCTTTTTCAGGGGATAAGTCAGCAATTAATACTGGTATCTCTTTGCATTCTAATATCTTAGCCGCTTCATATCTAGAATGTCCTGCAATAATTACTCCTGCTCTATCAACTACGATAGGTTGTTGCCACCCATAATTTCTTATGCTTTCTACAACCTTATCAAGATTAGTTTTCTTTCTTGGGTTTCTAGCATAAGGCTTAACATCAGTGATAGCCTTCAGTTGTACTATCATTAATGATAAGTGACTTCTGGTTGTAATTTAAAACCCATCATGTCCATGACATATTGTAAACTTTGTTCTGCATCTTCTTTGCTTTCAAAGACACCATAATTAACAAAGGCTGAAAATGTACCATCTTTATTATCTACAATAATATAATTCTGAGGATTTTGCATAGCTGATTTACTCATTTAACAATTCAAAGATAACAATTTATTCTTATATTCCAACCATGAATGTTTATCATATTACTAACAAATCTATCCGTTTTTTTCTTAACTTTTTCAAGTTTGATACTGCTCCTAAAGGCATTGACCAATTTGTAGAAGTAGAATTTAAAAAGCAAGATAGGGAGTGGGCGAAACTCCATTTTATGAGCCGTCAGCAATAGCTTTATCTAGTTCTTCAATATAACTAACTGACCAAGATAAAAGCTTAATGCCTTTTTTACGCATATCTATATCACCTTTTAACTTCCATTCTCGCATTTCCTCATCTGATTTTTCTTTAACAGGTGTCACTTCAAGATATATCTTTTTCCTCAAGAACCGCTCTAGTGCCTTGTAATAGTCACCTTTTTGGTTTCTATAGGTGACGTACTTATCCCCTACTGATTGTTTTTGTGTATCATCTAGTTTTTTCCATTGTTGAAAACTATCCCACTTTACTGACCTAGTATCTTTATAATCTAAAACATACTTTCGCCAGAAAGTATCAAACTCCTGCGTATATATATTTGATTTATGATTAATGGTTGGTGTGTTAGTGTGTTCGTGTGTTAGTGTGTTAGCATTGCGTTCGGATATGCGTTCGTTATGCGTTCGCATTGCGTTTGCATCACCCCATCTAGCCTCTGCTGACTTAACTGCTTTTTGATGTTTTTCTTTCGCTTTTTCTATCTCTAAGTCACATCTCTTGTTGCGAATTTTACCTTCATCAATATAGATTTTGTCTTTGTTAATAAGTTCAGTTTTGATTTTTGCTATATCTTCATAAAAGGGTCTAGCCACTTGTTCCCAAGTCACTTCATCATCAAATAACTTATTATCCTGAACGTAAATTAAATCGCAAATTCTGCGATAGGCTAGTTCAGCTTTACCTGTAAGTGTAGAACAACCTGTCCACATGTCGTTTGGACAATATTGCACGAATATCATTTTCTTTGTCATAATTACCTCCGTTATAACATCTAATACATTTATGCTCATTTGTGTACTGTGAAATTTTAATAGACATAAATTTAGTATATTTACGGCTACAGTCTATACACTTCACAGATTCTTTTTGGCTTTTTGTAATTTTAGTCACTATTTTACTAAATCAGCTATAGGAACTAAAACCATATCGGAATTTTCACCACCATTGACTATATTGCCTTGTTGATAGTGATATTTCGCAACAACTAATAATTTAGCGATAGGAACAATTAATATTCCTTCAGTAAATCCATTGGCATCTAAAATAAATGCCCAGTATTCAGATTTAGTTGTGGCTATGCCTGATGGTTTACCCCTAGATTTAAATTCAATAGCCAAATTACCTGTTTTTTTCCATTTACAATCAGTTTTGACTTCAATGGGTTGATTAACTAAAATATTAGCTAATTCTTCTTCTTTCATTTGACCAAATTTTAAATCGTGTGTGAAAGTATTATTTTGTTCGTACATATTAAATCCCCCAAATATCTTTTCTTGCTTGATATAAATGCTTACTACGCCAAATAAAGTCATCCATTTTAGGTTGGTAGATATAAGCAAAGTCTTTGGGTGTATTACATAACTCTAAAACTTTGTTCATGCTTTTTAATCCATTGTTAATCTCAATCTCAAATTCTTCAGTAAATTCTATAGGTTCAAGATGTGCTTTAGCAGGAGTGACGATAAATAAATAACATTCAACTTCCATTTGGTAAGTCTCAAATAATGCCTTTCTATAAAACCATTGTTGTAATTTATCATAATGGTTGATGCTCATTCTGCCTTTAGTCTTTAGGTCATACATAAAAAGTTTGTCATCTTTCTTGTAAACAAAATCACTAAATCCTCTAAAGGGTATTCCAAGAACTTCTGTAAATAGTTCTTCTTGATAAGAATGAAGTTCTTTATCAGCTACTATTTCTTTAAATGCTTTAGTTTGTTCAAACATCTTAGGTATTAAATCAAGATATTTTTCTACATCATCTCTATTAGGATAATCTAAAGTTTCTTTTTTAAATTTAGTTAAGTATTCAGCTTGATTAACTTCCTTACCATTTAGATAGTCCATTAACATAGGCTCAACAGTATTACCTGCCATAGCAGGTGGTGATGATGTACCTAATCTTTTATAGATTTTTTCTATAATAAATTGACAAGTATAGTTTCTATATCCGTTTAACTTGCTTGGTGACATAGGGAGTAAATCCCATTTCTTAAAGTTTTCTAGTTTCATTGTACTCCTCCCAGAGTTCGTTAGCATAATTTATAGGGTCAACACCTAATTTTGACCAGAAGTTTCTTTCACCCATCTTTTCGTGAATAACTCTGTGATGATGGTCGCAAATTGGAATTGAGTTAGGGTCATGTCTTAAACCCATTCCTAATCTATAAGCACCTTGTAAATGATGTGCAACTATCATGTGATAATTTAGATTAGCGTATTCTATCTGACATGGGTAGCAAGGTAGTTCGCATACCCACATCAGAAATTTCTTATCCTTAATTATTTTAGAATGGCGGTTTGTCAGTTTTTTCTACCTTTACTTCACCTTCATTAATTAAGAATGTATTAGCTTCAATTTTAATTGAAACCATATCTGTAGGCTTCCCATTATTAGTTTGGTCTTTCTTCCATAAAGCTACTTCATATGGAATACCTGCTGTTAAAGTGACATCACTATCAAATACAACTTTTGCATTTTTATATAGTGGTTGATTATCACCTTCTGTCTTTCTATCGTTCTTAAATAAATTTAACCAGTTTGCCATTTATAAACCTCCTTTGGTTGTTGTTGTTGGTTCTATTTCTTTTTCTACTATCTGTTCTTCTGCGGCATAAATTTCCTCAGCAGAAGATATTTCATTTGAGCCAGATAGTCCAAGCATTGCCAAGCATCTGCCGATTGCAGTTGTTTGACAAAATTCTACTCCACTATTTTTAGTAATCATATTTAGTTGACGTTTTTTTTCTGCATATCCATCAGCTAATAATAATTCACCGCGTTCATGATTTAGATAAACTTCTGCTTTCACAAAAATTTTTTCATCATTGTTTTCTAATACTGAAGTTTTGATAGTTATTCGAGTACCGAATATCTCTCTAAGTTTGAAAAGGCGTAATCCCACTGTGGAATATATTTTACCTTTTATATTTACTTTGCCTTCTTTAGAGTTGGCAATTTGATTACGCACTTCTTCAAGTTTCATATCGTAATCAACATGTTGATGATGATTTAACATATTTTATCTCCTGTCTTAGTCATTTGATAATATACTATGACCCCTATTAGTCATGCATTTATTTACCATTCGTTTATAGTCGTATTCCCACTTATCTGGAAACCAAAGAAGTGAGGGTCGCACATACCAGTTATAGACAGCTTTACTAGCCTCAATAACATTTGATGTGTTTTCTTTAGCGATTGCTCGGCAAGTTTGCAAATCATCATTAAAGCGATAAGCAACTTTCTCACCTTGATTACCCCTGGTATCATTTATCGGAGTGTAAGTGCAAGATACTATTAGCAACATACTCACTAATAACTTTAACATCTATTTCCTCCTGTTTAAATCTGCATAAGGGATAATGCTTATATCCATAATTAATATACAACTTAGCTATTAATGCGATAAAGGGTTTTAGTTCTGGTTTCATTGGGTATATCCTCCTGTTCATCTACATATCCTTGAATTACACATTCAGGACATTGAATTACATTTTCATCTACAATGTAATAATCATTTCCTAAACATATTTTGCATACATCTTCTTTCATTATTTACCTCCAAATGTATTGTTTACTGCAAACGTAAAAGCATCTGTTAATGTCATAGACAAACCCATTTGCTTTAAAGTTTCTCTAATCTTAACAACATCTTTTTTTCTTACTTTAATGGTCGTAAACATTTCTGTAGTTGTTTGTTTACCACCAAACTTTAGTATTCTAGCTTTGATGTCAGTCATTTATACCTCCTTTCCCCATTGTTCTGCCATAGCATTGGCAATACCTCTCCAAAATTTACTTCTTGCTTTTCCTCTTTCTTTAACAGGTAAACAAGAAGTTTCCCAAAACCATTTTGACCATCTTCTTCCAGTGCCACTGTTTACATACTTAGGTTCTACAACTTTAGTATGTTTTAACTTGGGTAAGTTTTTTAGCCACAAACAAGTTGCTTTGGAAACAGGTTCACCAAATTGATAAGGATGAATTAATTGGTCAGATTTTCTAATGTAGGATGCAATAACTGAAATAGGATTTTCTATTGCTATTTTTGTTATAGGTGCATCCATTAATTTTTTTACAAAATTTAAAGCATCAATTCTTAAATGCATTGGTTTTCTGCCTTGAGTAAACCATCTAGCACCACTAACTGATAAATGAGTACAAGGTGGATGTGCTATCATCATATCCCAACCTTCATCTAAATGATTTAAAACATCATCTTGATAATGATTGCCTTCGCTTTCAGTTGGTAGAATATCGCAACTCCAAGCATCATGTCCTAGTCTTGTAAAGGCATCTCTAACAATACCTGAATATTCACAAGCAATTAAAACTTTCATTATTTCCTCCTTTCCCATATTAAATAAAACTCGTGTATTAACCATAAGAACCCTGCAATCATTCCTATGTGTGCGAATGTAGTAATTATTAAATTAAACATTTTGAACCTCCTGTTCTTTATGCCTTTGTTTAAATTCTTTTTTCCATTCTCTTAATTGACGGATAGGTGCATTTCGTAAAGCCCAAAGATATATGTCGTGCATCTCAAGTGTCATGTCATACAACTCACCATCACCACCAATATCTTTTACTGCAAGTTCTGAAACTTGGTCGGATAGTTTTTGTTTAGTATTCATTATTTTACCTCCTGCTTTTTCCATTCAGTTTTTTGCTCATCAGTTAAATGATTATCAACTTCATCTAACATTTCTAAAAGAGATTTTTTAGAAATCTCTTTGGCATAATATTCAAACCAAACTGCATGAAGATAAGTTGTATCATTTGATAACATGGCTTTTTTGCGAACCTTATAGGCTAAGTCTTCGTTGTTGTTTTTCATTTTTGTTTCTCCTGTGTTTTTGTTCATATCTATTTTATAATTTAATTATAACTATTTGTCAAATCTTTTTATAACTTTTTTTATAATTATTTGGGAATTGAATTATCTCTATAAATTGCTAGATTTTATCTAGTGTTTTTAGTTTAAAACATTTTCTTTTAACACTATTCCTCCTGTGTGGGGTGATTTTAACAGTCACCCCACTATAACCTCACAAAAAGATTAAAAGCCTACTGTAAGTGCCTTAAAAAGGGTTTTTTGGGTATAATTATGGGTACTTCCCACCTTAGTTCTCGTTCAATAGTGGACTTAATGATAGAATGCCCAGAACCTGCACATTCTTCCCCCCACATGGTTGTGAGAAGATACGCCGTATCCGTTTCTTCTAATAGTTTTCCTACTACTTTCATAATGTTATTTTCAGGGTTTAGGTCAGCTAAAATTTCTTTGTATTCTTGCCAAGAGTTAGTGGATGATGAATGGTCGTAAAATTCTAAGTACAGTATTGTTTCAGTTTTTTTTTTCACTATAATAGTCCTAACAAACGAAAGGAAAAGTTTGTGTATATATTTAAAGGCAAGGTGTTAATCATCTTGCCTTTTTTAATTTACCTATTCTTAGCTTGGGTTTCTTGATGGGGATTTTTCCAAAAGTTAATTTTTTAAATGTTCTACCTTTACTACCGATTATTCTAGGTTTGATTAAAACTGATAGGGTGGCGGTGGTGGTAATCATTAGTGCATTAAGTTATGTCCAAAATAGACAACTACTAACACAACAATTAACTTCCATAGATTAGACCAAGCCCAATAAGGGTCTGCCCAATCAAGGATTGCTTCTATAGGTTTCCAAATAAGTTTTTTCATTTGCTTATACCTTTCTGTTTCTCATACGTTCTGAGTGTAGCCATGCCTAAAAGGCTCATGACCAATGGCATTAAAACACCCATATCTAAAGTTGGCAATGGTAAAGTTTCAACTTCAAATACTGCAAGAAAAAACATAATAAATTGTTTTAAAACAAATTCCCAAAAGATTGCTAAGGCACAACTGAAACCAATCAAGGGTCGCCAAATTCTTTGGAGTAGTCCACCTAGTCCTGTAGCAGTAGATTTAGCATCAGCTAAATTTATATCTGTCTGTGCTTTGTTTAATTGATTATCTAATTCTTTAAGTTTTATTTTTGCTTGTGCTTTTTCTTCTTCTGAAGTGTGAAGTTCATCAACTATCTTTCCAACACTATCTACTAAACCTCCACCTAATAATTTATTTAACATTATTGTTTCCTTATTTTATTACTAAGTTCTGTTATTCTTTTAACAATACCTCTTACTGGACTTCTTCCTAATTTAGAATCTAGTAATTGGTCAGCACATTCATCCCAGTTTTTTTCTTGCAATGCTTTTCTAGCCATTTTGAAACCAAGCAATCTTGGCAATCCCATCCAAAAACATAATTCTACAATAATTAAAAATTTATCTTCAGGAATTGAATTGGGGTCAATAAAAACTTTTGCACCATCAATAGAAACATTCACATCTCTTTTAAAAATCTCTATAGCTTCTTCTTCGCTATATCTGTTGTCAGGACTAAAATTAGCCATTTCATCTTTGGTCACCATATGTCCATATCCGATAGTCCACAATCCTGCGGTGTCTTTATAAGGCACATGCATCCCATCTTTATCTTTGTTGCTACCTTCGTGCTTTAAAATTGAAGCACACAATTTATCAATATCCATTCTTCTTTTTAACCTTTGGGAGTAATTCTGTCAAAATCTTACTGATGTCTTGTTGTAAGACATTTAAGTAGCCTATGTGCATATCTAAGCTATTTCTTTCTGTTATTTCTTCTTTTTCTTCATTCGTCATTGTTAATCGTATTTCTTTTCCTACTTTAATTATTCTCATTCTGCCTCCTTAATCTAATACTTCATTGAGAATTTTTGTTTGTATTACATTATCTTTATAAGCTATCAATTCGCACATTTTATTTTCATAAACATATAAGAAATTGACACCTAGTTTTTTTTGTTCTTCTGATAATACTCTGCGAATAGTTGAACCTTTCTTTTCACCACTCATTCTAATACTAGCGGTTTTAACGTCTATTAAAAGAACCTCGCCTGTATCTGGTTTAATAGCTACTAAGTCTACTGCGGATTGAACTGATTTTTTGGTATAAACAAAATATCCTGCTTTGGTTAAGTAATATTCAGCAATAAGTTCTGATGATACTCCTTTTTGCTGTTTATCATCCATCTTAGAAAGATAGCTTTCTAGTAAGTGTTGGGATTGATATCAATACAGGATAAAAAATATTTACGAATATTTTGTTCATCTAACATAGACTTTAATTGCATTCCTTGATTTTTGCAATCCTGTACGGATTTGTGTTGTTCGTTTACACTGACACATTCACCATTAAGGCAAAACCACCCTAACAGGAATATTATTTTAGACATTAAACTATATTAATTACCATTCAGATATTTTTCTATCCAGATAATTTTTTCTTTAATAACAGCAATATCTTGTTGCATAGTTGTTATATTATCTGCTTTTTTTTCTACAGCCTCTAAACGGCTAGACCACATACCCCAAGTCATTGCCAAAGAAACAATAATAACTAAATATGGTAATATGGTTTTTAGTTCTATTTTCATTACATTGGGTTTTCTGTTATTCCAGTAGTATTTAGCTTAACTTGTGACTGTTTGTCAAATGTTTCTGCAATCTCAATATCTTTTGCATATTTTTCTTTATATTCAGCTTTTGCTCTTTGTTTTTTTGCAACATCATCCATAGTCATACCTGATATTTCTCTGTGTAAAGCTTGATTTTTTTCTGCCCAATTATCTAATCTTTCAAGATAGAGTTGTTCTCTAATTTTAGCTTCTTTGACTTCATCTTTTGCTTCTCTTAATTCTTTTTTAGCTTTCTTTAGTTGTTCTTGTAGTTCTTCTTGTGTTGCCATTTATTTTACTCCTGATAATGGGTTGTTTAATGCTTTTCTTATCTTATCATCTATTTCTTTTTCTAAAATCTTAAAATCAGTAGATATTTCTCTTTCATTCGCCTTAACTCTATCTTCAATATCATTAACTACTTTATCTATGGCTCTTATATCGGTTTTCATAGTCTTAATATCATCTCGTAAATCATTCTTTAATGAAGTGGCTACATCATTAACCAAACTAACTTCCTCTAATACCATTGAAACTTCTGATTTAAGAACTGCAATCTGCTCATCAATATGGCTTAAATCTGGTGCAGTATATCCTTCTATCTTGGCTTTCATATCAAGATAGTCATCATAGAATTTATATCCTGTCCAACCACCACCAATAATTGCACCAATTAATGATAAGATGATAAAGAACTTACCACCTTTAAACTTCATTCCTTGATATTCTACTTCCATTGTAAATCCACTAGTTCATTGTGTCCTAAATCATTATTCATAAACAAATTATACATCAAAATATTATTATCAATAATTTCACCATCTGGCAAAGTTCTATTATCAAAAAATCCTTGTATCTGTGGTAGTTGAGGTTGTTTAAAGAAACTCTTACTATCAGCTAATACCTGCATCACAACTAAGGTCTTTGTTTGATTGTTGGCATCATATTTACCTTTATCACCCATTTTCTTGACTATCTTGTTAGCTTTTTCTTGTTTTGTTTCTTTTACTTCTTCTTTGGGTTCTTCTTTTGTTTCTTCAACAGGCTCATCTACAGGTTCATCAACACTAGCGACTTCTATTTCCTCTACAGGTTCTTCTACAATTTCTTCTACGACTTCTTCCATTTCAACTTCTATGATTTCTTCCATAGGTGCTTCTTCTATTTTTATTTCTTCAATAACAGGTGCTTCTAATTCTGCTTCAACAGTTTCATAAGATATTTCCATTGGCTCTGGCTCTATCGGTTCAAACATAATAAAATCATCTTGTTTAGATACATCATTAAATTTAAATACATCTTCAGCTACATCAATTAATTCTGGTTGGTCTAGGTTTAAAGCAATAAAAGTTTCTATTTGAGTTATCTCTTGGCTAATGATTGTTTCAATAACATTATATAAAACATTAATAGTCACATCATCAAAGACAGGACCGACTGCTAAGTTGATATCTCTACCACCCACCTCAACAATAAGGGTTGTTAATTTACCAGAAAAATCAAAATTACCAGAATATTGCTGATATCCACTCGCTATGCCTGTTTCTGATAATATATTAGTACCATTAAAGACATTGGTATTTCCGTTTCTACCTGTGATGTGCATATAAATTCTATCTTCTTTATCTTGCTTATCTACTTTGATGGTGTATTCAGTCGTGCCACCATAATTAATATCTAATTCTGAAATATCTATGGTTTGAATAAAAGTTGTACCCATACCTGCAACATCCATAGTAGAAGTGTTATTTCCACCTCCTGTAATCAGGGCACATTTATCAGTACCTAATCCATAGCATGAAGAACCACTAGGCATTGAGGCACTACCCTGTCCACCCCAATCAATATCCATATCACCCTCTTTAGATGTAGGAACAAATCCATTACTGCCATCTAATATATCTCCGCTATCTTCATTCGTGACTGTGGTTGTTGTTGTGGTGGTTGTAGTAGTTTCGGTTGTATAAATACCTGTACTATCAGTTTCTTCTTCAATGACTTTTTCTTCAGTAATTATATCTGTCACTAAGGGAGTACATAAACCTATAGTGTCAGTAGAGCAATCTTCAGCTTTAGAATATGAGAAGCAAACCAAGAGCCATAAGACCAAAATTTTTAAGACCATCTATATCTCCTTCTTGCGTTTCTTGTTTAATTGGTTTTGGTTTAATTAAAGCAGTGCTACCTTGCGGAACTTTATCTGGATTTTGTTCCCATTGTTTTAAGGCATCTTCACCTATATCAGACATGTATGGACAAGGTGTTCCAGACATAATCATAGCATCAAAAACTCTTGCGTCTTGGCATAGAATAGAAACACCTGCTACCTTCATTCCCATTGAGTAAAGACTTCGTGCTAGTTTAATTCTTTCGCAGTTCATATCTGTAATGGTGACACCTGTACTAAATCCAATAACATTTGATTGAATTGCACCAGATACACCAGATTTACAAATATCACTATTGACTATATTGATTGCAGGGGAGTTAGCAGTAGGGGGTGTATTATTAACTACAGTAGAACTAACTGTATTCGTTTCAGCTTTAATATCTGTGAATGTTGCTACAAGAGTAAATAGAAACAAAATTGATATTAATAGTTTCATTATCTCGCAGTATTAGGAACTCCAGATGAACTGACAAATGGGTTTGATGCGAATGACCAATACATATAAGTATCACTACCACCATTCCAATTCGTAGATGTAGTTCTTGGTTTAAAACCATTAGATAAAATATCAAAACTCACAGAAGAGCCTGCGCCACTTGAGTTAGCTTGTAATTGTTCATTGGTAGGATTAAATTGTCCTCTTGTACTATCAAATATATTCCAACCATTTAAAGCTGATAAACTTTTCATCATAACAAAAGCAGGTTTAAAACCTGTATAGACAAATGTTCCGTTAGCATTTCCATTCCCTGCGTAGCTTCCGAACTTAGAGTATCCTTCTATTCCTGCGAAACAGTAGGCGACATAGGTTGCACTTGAACTATTAACATCTGAATTAGTGCCAACTGTAAATACAGATGTGGTTGGTGCAGTATCATTCCAATAAGTTCCATCACCTGCGTAAGCATTGGTGGTGTTTAATTGCATATAGTGATATCTTGCATTTGAAGGTGTTAAAACTCCATCATGATATACTGCCCAATCATCTGTACCACTTCTTTTCTTTACTATCATCATGGCAGGAACTTTACCTAAACCATGCCCTATCGTAGCAACGCTACCTGTACCTGTATAAGTCACAATACTAAACCCTGCGGTTGTGTTAGCTGATACTGTAGATGTGATTGAGCCATTAGTATTTGATGTAGTACCCCCATTGGCTTTCCACTGCCAAGCGACATAATTAACATCTCTATCAGGTTGATTTACTGCTGGATTATTACCAATTGAAAAACCATCTGTGTTAAATGATGTTAGTCCACCAGATATAGTTCCTTCAGAATCAGTTGTATTAGAGTATAAGTGTTTAGTAGCACCTCTTGAACTATCTATCAAATTATGTGAGTGTGCTACTGTATCATTTCTTTGTTTAATCCATACCCAATCAGGTTGAAAATCACCTGCGTTAGCATCATTAGTTATTGTTTGTGTACTACTTCTATTACCTGTGTAAAGTTGTGTATGGAAATATTCACTTCCATCATCAATCGTAGGGGATAATTCAGTTGCTAGGTTTTGAGTACATAGTGCAAGATAGCCAGAGGGTGGTGCGTA